CATGGACGAGATCAAAGCCCGTGAACTCGAAAAGATCAACAAACTCGAAAAGGAGTATTACGATGCCTGGATCCGCTCTTGCGGTGTAAAGACAAAGAAGTCATTCAAGAAAAAAGGCTCCACAACAAAGCTTGGTAAAGCTCTGGGAGCGGATGAAAAAGAGCAAACCCTTACTGAGGAGCAACAGATTGGAGACCCCCGATTCTTGGAAGGTGTCCGCTGGTGCATCACTAAGAGGGAGGAGATCTTTGGTTATGGAGCCGCCAAGAAAGTAGACCTAACCAGCAAAGGTGACAAGCTGCAAGGTGGAAGTGTTATAGTTCTCCCATCCAATGGGAGAGAAGTTATTGAGGAAGTTATTAATCAAGAATAAAAAACAGAATCATGAAAACAGAAATTACCCCAGAAAGACAGGAACACATTGTTAATTACCTGATGACCAACTTAAGCAAGAAAGGCGTGAAAATGTCGCATTTTGCGGAAATGTGTGGAATCGATCAGGTTTCACTCAGTAAGACCAAAAAAGAAAGTACCAGGCATTTGGTATCTGCTAATGCATGGAATCACTTGAATGTTATTTATGAACAAAAGTCTTTTGATGAAGTAATGCAAGGGGCTTGCGTAAGGTTTACTCCATCAAAAGGAGTCAGAAAGGAAGTTATTGAAAAACAAAGAAAGGTCACTGAGGAACTTATGCTTAAACCCTCCTCCTTCGAGAAAAATAGACGGTTAGAAGCTGAAAAGTTTGAGAAAATGAGGCAAGAGGTTAAGCATGAGGAAAAAACTATCGAAATGCCTGAACCCGAAAAGCTTATTGCAGAGGCCGAAAATCAGGAGCTTGCAGAGATGAGTATTAAAAAGATTCCTGATACAAAGCCTGCCCTGAATAACTTTCCTTCCGCTCAATTAGATAACCTTCATGAATCAGAAATGAATCAATGGAAAGAGCGGAACGCATCATTACCAGACTCAGCTATTTCTATCGGCATGGCCATTGACGCCCTGATTAAAGCGGGTGCAAAGATTAATGTTAGTTTGGAGGTATAACAACTCAGAATGCCTGATGAAATCCAAAGAATCGAACCTCAGGAAGGTTTTCAATCTCAGTTCCTAAGTTCCCCCGCCGACATCGTTATCGGGGGATCAGGGGCGGGAGTTGGAAAGACTTACGCCCTTCTTATGGAATGCCTTCGAAACATTCATGTAAAAAAGTTTTCAGCAGTAGTTTTCAGAAGGACTTACCCACAGGTACAATCCCCCGGCGGCCTTTGGGATACTTCAATGGGTCTTTTTTCCAATATCGAAGGATCCTCTCCTTCAGAATCCAATTACAAGTGGAAATTCTCATCAGGCGCAAAGGTGAAATTCTCCCATCTCGAGTACGAAAAGAATATTCTGGACTGGCAAGGTTCACAGATAAGCCTTATTTGTTTTGATGAACTGACACACTTTACAGAAAAGATGTTCTTTTATCTGTTATCACGTAACCGATCCACCTGTGGAGTTAAACCATACGTTAGAGCAACCTGTAATCCGGATCCTGACAGCTGGGTGGCAAAGTTCATAGAGTGGTGGATCGATCAGGAGTCAGGCTTTCCCATCCGGGAGCGTGAAGGGAAAATCAGGTATTTCATAAAAGACGTGGATTCATACGTTTGGGGAGATACAAAGCAGGAGGTTCTTGCAAAGGTCCCACACCTGATTAAACCAATCATGGAAGCGGATCCCACTATCAACGTGCTTGACCTTATCAAATCCGTTACCTTCATTACCGGATCGATCTATCAGAACGTCGAGCTGATGAAAAAAGACCCGGGATATTTAGCGAACCTCCTTTCCCAGGATGAGGCGACCCGCTCCCAGCTTCTGGATGGAAACTGGAAGATCAGGATTGAAGGATCGGATCTGATCAACTATGTTAAAATGAAGGATGCCTTCGGTAACTCATTTGTTTCCCGGGGCCTGAAATGCATCACTTCAGATATTGCCTTTGAGGGTTCCGATCTCTTCCTTGTTGGGGTCTGGGATGGAAGAAGGCTCATAGATCTGTTTCACATGGAAAAATCCAAGGGGGACGATGTGATAAACCTTTTACGAAAAGTTGCCAAGGATTACGGGATTCCTCAGAGCCACATTGTTTATGACGATGACGGGATAGGGGCTTTTATTACGGGATTCATAAAAAATGCCCGGTCCTTCAATGGAGGAGCTAAGGCAAGGAAGGGACAGAACTACACCAATTTGAAAAGCCAGTGCTATTTCAAGCTTGCCGAAAGGATCAACAATGACGAGTATTACATCTCTCCCGAAATCGCAAAGAAAGTAATCAAAGGTAAAACCGTCGAGCAGCATATCATGGAGGAACGCCGGGCAATCAAAAAGCACAAACCCGACAATGATGGCAAGCTCTCAGTGATCCCAAAAGAGCAAATGAAAAACATCATAGGCCATTCACCCGACTTTATGGATACCCTCATGATGCGGGAATATTTTGAATTTATTACTCTCGAAAACCCATCGGTACCAATCTCAAAGAGCGCATACGGTCTTCATTAAATCCCGACTTTATATTTTAAACTAAATATAAGTATGCCCTCATTCTTAGCTTTACAAGAATCCCTCCAAGGGGATGTTGTCAAATTAATCAAAGCTTTATCGGTTGACACTCAGGAAACCCGTGAAACAGAGCTCTACATTAAAGAGTATGAAGGTGAAAGAACCCGCAGAACCAAAAGCGTTGGTCTTAAACCAAACAAGACAGTCACGGTTTATAACGAAAACGAGGCAACCGGTGAAGTAACCAAAGGAGAAACAAAAACGGTTATCACAGCCAAACTTGTACTGCCATTCCCGAAAAAGATTGTTCGCACCCGGGTTCACTTCCTGTTTGGCGGTAAAATGGTTGTTTCCGCTGCCAATGCTCAGGATGCTATTGTGGACTTTAAAAAACAGTGGTCCTCAAGTCTTAAGATGCAGAATGTTCTCAAAGAACTTGCCCGTACCTGCATGATCGAAACCAAGGCAGCTGTGATATTCTACCCGGCAACTGTAACTGTTAACGGTAAGGCAGAAGTGAAGCTTCGGGCTCAGATCTTAAATAAGGCAAAAGGAGATTTCTACCCTCATTTTGACGATTACGGGGATATGGACGCTTTTTTATACCTCTACAAAGCACTCACAGCCGAAGCCAAAGCAGTAGAAAAGGCAAGGATCTACACTGCTGACACGATTTTCACGTATGTTAAAGACGGTGGAGCGTGGAAAGAGGACGACACGGATCCTGAAACAGCACCCGTCAACAAACACACCTTTGGAAAGATTCCGGTTGTTTATGTGGAACAGAAGGAGCCTGAATGGGAATCCATTACCACAATGATGGATAATTTTGAAAACCGTATTTCCCGCCTGGCTGATACGAATGATTATTTCTCTGAGCCACTTCTTAAAATCTTTGGTAAAGCCTCCAAGCTCCCGGGTAAAGAAGAGGTCGGAAAAGTACTTGAATTCGATATGAATGAGGATGCCGATGGAAAACAAAGCCACGGGGATGCTGAATATGCTACATGGGATGATTCTCCTGAATCTATAAAGCTGGATCTAACAACCTCATGGGATTCGATATTTTCTATGACCAGTACTCCTGACTTATCATTCAACAACATCAAAGGAATCGGTAATGTTTCAGGGGTTTCCTTGAAACTTATGTTTCTGGATGCGTTTATAGCCAGAGGGGAAAAGATGGAGATTTTTGATCCGGCACTCAGAAGGTGTATTTCGGTAGTTATTTCCGGAATGGAGAATTATTCCAACATCAAAATGAAAGGGGATGTGTCAATAGATGACATAGAAGTATCATTTACTGATACACTTCCTTCCGATATTAAAGAACTTGTTGAAACCATATTTGCGGCCACGGGAGGAAAACAGTTCCTTTCTCAAAAGTCGGCAGTTTCGATTTCTCCATTTACCAACGACTCAGACGAGGAAATCGGACTTATACAGAGCGAGACAACAGAAGCCGCTCCAAACGAATCATTTACTTAAACCTTAAATTATACTATTATGAAGGCAATTGAAGTGTTATTTGTGTTTTTGACCGCGCTGGTCACATTGGATTATAAAAAAGCTTTTGACAAGTCCTCAAAGACATGGGCTGATGGAAAGAACCCTAAAGATCTTGAATCATTACTTCCTGCAGGTCTTGAATTCTTTGAGATCGGAGCCATCAGGACAATGGGTAAAACCCGTATGACAATTGAAGCTGATTTGACAGCCGAAGGAGAAACAGAAACCGTAAGCTTTGACCTGGTTTGTGAATCATGGCCCGGTAAACTTGATATGTACGGAGATTGGGGCGTTGATCCTGAAAGCGTGAAGCAAGTTGAGTACGCAAAGGTTGTAGAGGAAGAAAAACCTGTTGAAACTCCGGTTAAACTTGCTCCGGCCCAGGTAAAGAAACTTAAAGGATTAACAGCCAAAGCTGAAGACCTTGGAATAAACATTCCTAAAGGGGTAGGTATTGAAGGGCTTGAAAAACTTATCGCTGAAGCGAAAGAAGGAGGCCAATAATGGAACCGCAAGTCGTTTTATCTGAATTCCTTGAAGCCTGGATAAAAAAAGACTGGGATAAAGTATTTTCCCACTGCCAAAAAACTTGGAAGGAAGGAAAAACCGCAAAGGATATTGAAAGCAAACTTTCTCGAAAACCTCGCGGCTTTGCTTTTGTATCCCATACCAATCTTGGAAACATCAGGCAGGAAATTAATGTTAAACTTTCTTTTTCTGATGGAGAGGTCACGATAAACCGCGCAATCCTAATTTGTGAATCCGCTCCATTTAATCCCGCTTCTTATGGTGACTGGGGAGTAAATCCGGTTTCCATCCTTCAGGTAGTTGAAGTAATAAGTAAACCCGAAACAAAAACCAAAGATGAAAGCAAGAAAAAAGGAAAAGTATAATGCCATTCAGGTGACAAGGGAGCTTAAGGATGAACAGGGACAAGCCACAATCCGCTCACTTATTACCGGGGTCACTCAGGTCGAATTATTTCCCGAACGGTTAAAGGTTTCTACCCGTTACGCATGTTACGACTTTGAGGTTGGAGACTGGATATTGAAGGATTCTAAAGGCGCCGTTCACAGGATCAGAGAAATTGATTTTAAAATGAACTACGAAATAGTTGAGTAATGCCAGACGAAACTATAAACTCATACGAAAAAAGATTCATGAAACAGATAGCAGCCCAAAACAGGGCTGTTTCTGCTATGTTCGATGAGTTTTCAAAAGGCGTCACACCACTACTTGCCCGCTACAAGAAACCCCCGATTGTTACCGATGTGTGGCTGATGAACAAGGAAATCGAATCAGCAATCAACAGCGAACTTCGCACACTCCAAAGGCGGATGAGCGAATTCATGAAGAGTGAAGCGGCTGCAGCATGGAACTTATCAGCTGATAAATCCGACGCTATGGTAAACGGTTACATCAAAGATCTTGCAGTAAGCGATATTGCAAAAGAGGGTCTTTTTAACCGGAATCTTGAAGCTCTCAAAGAATTTCAAAGCAGAACTGTTAACGGGCTTGGCCTTTCAGATAGGGTCTGGAAGGTTTGTGAGCAATCCAAGGAACAACTTGAGTTATACATGCAAAGCGGCCTTGCAACCGGAAGGAGCGCTGCCAATATTGCCGGGGATGTTAAGAGATACCTGAAGAACCCTGATGCAAGGTTCAGGCGTGTTAGGGATGAAAGCGGAAAGCTTGTTTTGAGTAAACCAATGAAGGACTACCACCCGGGCCAAGGTGTTTACAGATCCGCTTACAAGAATGCCCTACGAATGACCAGAACCGAAACCAATGCAGCTTACAGATCCGCTGATATGGAACGCTGGAAGAAGATTGATTTCGTGAAGGGGTATGAGGTGAAGCTTTCCAATAACCACCCGGCGGTCGATATTTGCGATTATCTGAAAGGAGAATATCCGAAAACCTTCTTTTTTGATGGCTGGCATCCAAACTGCTACTGTTATTGCGTTCCTGTACTTCCCTCTCAGGACGATTTTGTCACCTACCTGAACAATGATAAACTTCCCGGATCTCCCATCAAGGGAATTCCCCCATCCGCTGTAAAGTACATAAAAGACAGATCCGCATCTTTTGCCGGGATGAAAAACAAACCTTTCTGGCTAAAGAATAACTTTGTTTCCCGAAATGGGGTTTATTATCCTAAGGCGGGTGTTGATAAGCCGCCAAAGATTTCGGGGGTAATAAGGGAGAATCCTGTAACTATTAAAGGGGTTAAATCGTCTGAGTTTTTAAAAGTTGGCAATATTGAAGATGCTAAAACCATAATTAAGAATATAATAGAAAACAAAAGTGTTCTTAAAGTCAAGTCGGTAATGTATCACAGAGACATGACTTTAGAACATGTTAACAGGGTTACCAACCAAGTTAGTAAACTCTTCAATGAATATGAGGTATCAAAGATTTACGATACAAATATTTCAACAAGTGTTAAGTTCGTTTCAGGTATAAATTTTGGAGAGGTGCAAAGTGTTGGTATAAAGAAGCTCACAAATATTAATTTTGGAAATAGGTATGATACACGAAGAGCTAATTTTACAGGAAAATTCAGGCCAAAAAGTAAAGTTGACTTTGAAAATCTTGACATATCAACAGTAACGCATGAATTCACTCACGTTATAACGGATGCCGATCAGCAATTATTTGCTAATATCGATAATAGATTAGTGAATTTTACGCCTGAATTAAGAACGATAAAATCAAATTACTCGAGAGAAATTAAAAAATTATTGAAATTAAAGAAGGAATCCGAGTTTTCTGACTTATATTTGGGTGAATACGCAAGTAAAAACATTAACGAGTTCATGGCGGAGGCTTTTACTGAATATAAATTAAGCAGTAATCCAAGCAAATACGCCATTGAAGTCGGTAAATTAATTGATAAATATTTTAAAAGGCCATAAATGGAATCATACGACTTTATATGTTCATCATGTAAACACTTCGATAGAATAAACGGAGGGTGTAAGGCATTTCCAGACGGCATACCAAACTCCATAAACGGTGGTAAGCATGATCACGACAAACCCCTTCCCGGACAAAAAAATAAAATCGTTTTCGAGAAAATTTAATAGCACCAACCCTTGAACCTTAAGCCACTCTCCCCGGGTGGCTTTTTCATTTCCTCCAACCTCAAAGCAAGTTTATATTTTAAGCTATAAACTAAATCTGCTTTATGAAGGAAAAATTATTGGCATTACTGAAAACCAAATTTGTTGGGGTTCGGGAAGCAACATTGGAGAGGCTCGCCGCTAAAAAGGCTGAGACTGTCACAGAAGAAAGTCAATTACAGACCATTGTTGATGGGATGACATTTGACTACATTATCGATTCAGAATCGGATTTTAAAGGAACTCAGATTTCAAAAATGGCCGCAGTTGCTGAATATGAAAAAAGGTTTGGATTAAAAGACGGTAAACCAATCGAAGAACCATCCAAAAAGAAGGATCACAAACCAGACCCCAAAGCGGGGGATGATCCACGGGATGCTCAAATCAATGAACTGAAAGAATCGCTTAACAAACTCACAGAGCTTGTTACCGGCGTAGTTACAGGGCAGCAGAAGACGAGCAAGCAATCACAAGTTGCTGAATTATTAAAGAAATCAAAGATTTCAGAGAATTATCAAAAGAAATGGCTCAACAGAATTGAT